TGCGTTGTACGCTTTAATTTCTTCGATATTCTTGGTTGGCGTCCAAGTAGTAGAAGGAATCTTATCGTTATTAAGACCGTATTTATCAAGAATATCCTGTCTAATCTTAGTTACATCTTTAGTATATGTATCAGACATACCCTGCATCTTGTAAGCTTGATCCATACGAAGTCCTTGTACATCTTTATCATCAGGATTATTAGCCTGAATCTTGTTAATATATTTATCGTACATGTAAGCAGGAAGTGTCTGGTCGAAATAACTCTGTCCAGCAAGTCCAGCACCTGCCACGATATACTTAGCGAGAATATTACACTCAGGTCCATCCTGGAAAATACCAGAAAGTTCTACCTGCCTATCAGAAATAGGAGAATCCGAACCGATTTCCTGTGATTCCCAGCTAGACTTATAGTCTCCACCAGAAGGCCATACTTCATGCCAAATACAAGAATATTCGATATCACCAGGTCTTGCTGTAGGTCCAAGGAAGATATACATCAAAGTTCCTGAGTAATTAGGACGAATAAACCTAAGATTCTTTCCATACATATGGTGAATCTGGCTCTGAGGATCCGTGATTCCATACTGCCAGTAACGAATAAGTTTACCACATCCATCACCAGTACAAGTAATCGTAGAGAGTGTAACATTCTTGTTATTCTCTTTGATACCACCCGGGAATCCCATTTCCTGCTGGTTAGCACCAAATGTAACAGTGCCCGATTCATTAAGAGAGTTATCAGACAAACCAGATACCTGCTTTACAGCATTCTCCAAGAAGAATTTGAGATATCTAGTAGCTGTTACATTGAAGAACGTAGGTATTTTCAACCATTTTACGATAAATCTACCAGCACGAATAGGCTCAAGAGCGCCAATATAATTAGGGTCATATGTACGAACGCCGTTCTGAGTAAGAACGTTATCGAATACAGAAGAAGCCATACCAACGGTAGTATTATCCCAACCTAATTCGTTGTGATGCATACCATTAATGCCACCAATTCCGTATCCAGATGTACGCTGATACATACCCTCAATCATTGTTTCTTGTTCATCGGTATTATTAGCCATTTTAAAATCTCCTTATTAGTCGTTACGATCAGCAACAATCTTAACATTCCAAGCTTCAAAGATATCCGGGAATGTTACTACTATTTCACAAGTTGCTTCGTTAAGAAGCTTATCGCGATCACTCTGATACAAATTATAAGTAATTGAGATATTCTCAGGATAACGGCTTTTAAGAACTTCACTTAATTCTTCTGAAGCTTTTCTAATGGCTTCATCTGCACCATCAGTATCGAATGTATACTTAACGAGTACAAGTTTAACCATACGGCGAATATCGTTACAGATAAGACCGTTTCTAAACTCTGCAAGCTTAGATACAGATTCACCATAAAGAGAAGCATTAGAATAAAAGTAAACATTGCGTTCTGTATCGTTATCTGTAGCATAAGAAGATACAGCTTTACCAAGGTCTGTAGCCCAATAAAGTCTATTTTTCTTAGCCAACTTGATTTCATATCCTTTTGGAATAGTCTCTTCGATAACCCAATCGAATATAGTCTTACGAACACAGCCGTTATCGTCCTGTTTACCAGCATAAATAGCAAATGGAGAACGATTATAAAGTCTTGTGAGACCGTATGAGAACTCATATGTACCTGTTACACGAACGTTTACATCTCTATCAACTGTAATACCACAATGTGGTACAATTGCACAGTTTTCACCACCATCAAGTGGAGTAATCCAAGAGTAAATGTCTTTTGCGTAAGCAACGGCTTCTTCGAGTTTATCTGTAAATCCACAATCAAATACAATAGCCATATCTCTACGGTTATTAAGAATATTAACCATAGATTTCTTTACAGCTGGATCGTAATTTGCATCATAAGTAATACCAGCATCACACTTAAGAACGTTAGTGATAGTATGAGAATCTATCTTACAATTGAAGAAGTCTTGTAACAAAGTATTTCTAAGAGAATTTAATTGTTCCTCATCTTCAATAGTATCGAATGAGCCATCAGAACCACCAGACATATAACGTGGAATAGAAATATCGACAGAAGAAACCCAATCTTTATCGAGTACAGGTTTTCCATCAACATCTTTTTCGATATTACCATCAGAATCATACTTGTATGGACGAACATTATCGATAACAACGTTATCAAATGATACACCATCACGGCTAGTACCGTTGATAAAGTCAAACTCTTCTGCTGTCTTAGGAACTACAAGCTCTTCGATTTCATCTTCAGAAAGATTTCCATTTATAATGAGCTTTTCACCAAGCAATTCTGTGATATAATCAGTAAGCTTAGTATAGTTCTTTGTATAAATCTCCATCTGAATTTGCTTCTTAGAAGCTCCATCATAATTCTGATAAATAGTATTAAGACCTTCAAGAGCACTTGTATACTGAGATATCTTAGCATTTGGATTGAAAGAGAATCCTAAATCGTTGCCAATAGCAAGTGTAGAAGCACCAGATGAAGTCTTTTTCAACAAGAACAACTCGTAACGTCTACCGTCAGAAACTTTCTCATCACGTTTCACATCGTTGATAATCTTGAATCCGTAGTTGTTACCAGCTGAGCCATTAGCATAATAACTCATAAAGAACAATGGGAACACTTTGTAATTAGTTTCTGGGTCTACAGAAACCTCTCCCATAACTTTTGCAAGCTTTTCAGCTGTAGGATACTTCTTTTTAAGAGTATCTGAAGCATAATCAACGAATACTTTGATTTTATATCCGCTGACTGTAACAGGTGTCTTTGTCGTAGCACCTTCTTCAGAAACAACAGATTCATCATTACTAGAAACAGATGATGTAGTTGTAGATGTAACTGGAATCTTATTTCCATCATCATCCAATACAAATTCACCGTATATATCACGCTTATACAACGGGATATTTTCAATTGGTTTAATTCCAACCTTTAAGACAAGATGTGCTTTAGTAGCATCATCTGGTAAAAGTCTACACACGTAAGCTGTACCACCAGCCTTAAGAACGTTATGCACATTCAAATTCTGCAATCCGTACTTATCTGAATCAGTAAAATCGTCTCCAAAATAAGTAGTCATCTGACTTGTACTATTGATTTCAACGATTTTATTATCTGGTCCATCAGAAGCAAAAACAGCATGTAAAGAAGGCATAATATTAAGACTAGATGTAGTCTCAACTGAGCGTACCGAATTGTCTTGAAGTATTATAGAATTAACACCGAAACCTGAATCTTCAATAGCCATACTTCTTTCCTCCAGAGGAATAAATTAAAATTATACGTATATTCTAAACTATTTACTATATTATCGATAAATCAAGTAAATATAGTTTACAATGTTATTATATAAATATGTTAAAAATGTAAAAATCCTAAAAGTTTATTTTATATATTATAATTTTGCTGTAAAAAGATATTATTTTTACAACAAATTTATGTATTTTTAAAAACTATTCATATTTATGGGAGTAAAACTATGAAAAAGTTTATTATGGCATACCTTGTATTGGGTATGATGTTTGCTGCTCATTCTAAAGAATTAAGTACAAACTCTTTAGAATCAAATGATTTTTACAAAAATATTAGTTATAATCTTTTACCAGACGATAAAATCGCCGAATCGTGGTACTTGGATAAAATGCCGAAGGAATTCGGTGATGCGTTCTTGTATTACACTAGAACTAAAAAAGAAATCAGATTAGCTTTCTTTAGTCTTATGGTACACGAATCTGGTAATTTCACTAGTATGAAAAATGTTAATCGCGATGGTTCTATCGATTACGGTCCTTCTCAATTGAATTCTAACAATATGAGAAATAAACAATTCCAGAAATGGTATAGACCTAAAGATGAATCACACATTACTACTAAGTATTGTTTTTACATGGTAGAAACTATTAATTTCTATTGGGATTTGTATAACAAACATGGTGATAAATATGTTTTCATTGCTTATAATGGTGGTGAAAAGACAGTTTATTACAAGAAAAACGGATTGAAATCCAATACTTCTCTAATGAAAAAAGTCAATCGATATGACAAAAATGTACGTTCGTTGATTGACAAATATTCAAAAGAGTTGGCTATTTACACTAAAAATGTTAGAAATAAACATATTGAAGAGATTACGTTATTATATGAGCAGCCAGATCTCAGTACCAATCAGTCTATTTCTAACACAAATAGTAGCACAGGTAAAACAAAACCTGCACTACAAGTATGTTTGGCGATATATCCTAAGAAATTAAAAGAAATCGATTAATCTAGAAACGATAGAGTCGCACGATTCGAGTTCCAATAGTCTTTTAAATTTAAGATTAATGAATTCGTTATCATAAACGATTCCATTGTTGACAGATTCGACATAAAGATCACTAAGAGTTACATCACCTTCGGATTCCTGTAAAGCTATTTCGAAGTAGAGTTCGGGGTTTACTCCGAGCTCTAAGATGTAATTTATATAGTTTTTAATAACTGGAATCTTTAAAGCATCGTTCTCAGCGATTTGTTCTTTTTTTATCGAAGATACGTGTTCTAGATAATATTCATAGCTATATTCTGCAAAATTAGGTACATCTTCACAAAATTGAGCTAATAAATCAGGATCTCGATTAATAACTTGAATACCGTTTATATAATAAATAAAGTATTCTTTAAAATTAAGAACCATTACTTTGTAAAGATTATGTAAATGATAAATATCGTTATCAGCCAATCTGATTCCCCAATATGAATCAAAGAAACTATTAATTATATCACATATTTTAAACAAATCGTCTCGATTATACGGATCTGTTTTCATAACTTCATCAACATAAATCTCTCTTGATTCGAGGTCGTCGTTAATCTGATAATTAAAATAGTTATTAATAAAATTAACGATTTTATCATCTTCTTCGTCTGGAATATCAATCGTAGCTATTTGTCTTTGTAATTCATCATGAAAACTAGCTATTAAATTATCACGTACTTCACGTTCCTGTTCTTCGTTTTGAGTTGTATTTTCCTCTGTTATTTCCATATAAAACTCCTTATAATAGATATATACAAGTGTTAAAGTATAAAAAACGATATTATTATATAGAAAACTATATTAGACGAGGGTATTTCAAATATGATACATAGTAATACAAAAAATAAAAGTTTTTTAAGAATGTATTACATTTTAAATCAAATGGGAATTAAAAATAATACATTCTTTTTGCAATTATTTGATGAATCATTAGCTAATGTAGACCCTTTAGACGAAGAACACTTAACAGATGAACAAAAAGTTAAAATACATCTTGAAATTATACGAAATCCATGGTATTATTTCAGAGAAGTATTAAAATTTCCTGTAAGTAATGTGAAACAGGATTTCGAATTAACTAGAGCTACATTAGCTATATTATGGACTTTGTTAAACGATTTACATGGTTATATTATCATTCCAAGACAGTGTTATAAATCATACACAGTTGCAGCATTTTATAGCTGGTTGCTATATTGGGGCGCAAAAGATTTCACTGGTACATTTTTTGCACAGAACGATTCGTTGGTTACACAGAATCTTACTCGTGTAAAAGATTTAAGAGATAATTTACCATCTTATTTAAATCTTAAAAACAATTTCGATACAGATAACCAACACATGATGGTTTATAATAACGGAGAATTTAAAAACACATTAATTACTAAAGCTCCTGGCATGAATGAAGATTCTGCAAATAACGTAGGTCGTGGTAACTCTACTATGGGCCAATGGTATGATGAGTTTGCATTTATTCCGTATATTTGGGTTCAATATGGAGCTGCTATTCCTGCTTATTCTACTGTATCAGAAATTGCAGAAAGAACCGGCTCACATCATCATATTATAATTACTACGACTGCTGGTAATAAAAAATCTAAAACTGGAGCATGGGCTTATCAGTTTTTACAAGAATGTGCTCCATTTACAGAATTGTTATACGATAAGTGTTATTACGATACTTACGGTAATCCGATAGGTTTCAATAAAGCAGAAATCAACGATTATATAGCTCATAATAATACAGGACGTAGGTTTTTAAGAATTGAATACACATGGGATGAATTAAGTAAGCCATTGGATTATCTTGAAAAACAACAAGCTGAAATGCGTGGTATGGATGAGTTTGCTCGTGGTGTACTTAATATATGGACAGATTCTAATGCCGACCATCCGTTAGGACAGGAAAGAGTACAAAAACTCATGGAAACCATTATTCAACCTACTAAAGTTGTAATGGTAGACAAAATTTATGTATTAAAGTATTATAGAGATCCAGAATTATTAAAAACTCAATCTAAATACATTGTATTCGGTATGGACTGTTCTGGTAATAACCGTAGAGATTATTCTACGTTAGTTGGAGTAGATGTAACTAATTCTGAAGTAGTGTGTACGATGAGGGTAAACGGATTTAGTATCACTAGATTCGCTAAAGCTGTAAGTTATATTTTGTTATATTTATTCCCAGAATCTACGTTAGTCGGTGAACGCAATTATGTTGGTAAGATGGTTCT